TGAGGTTGCCGAACACTACGCGGCCCTGATGCTCAGGTCCGGTGATATCGTATCGGATTGCAATGTACTGGCCTGTGCCGTTCTTGGTGTCGCGCAGTTCCGCATCCGTGATGGTGGTGGTGTACCAACCTGCAGGGATTGGATCGTAGTTGCTATTTCCTTCTGGTAGGTCAGCTGCGTCAAATGTATCGCCTAGAAATGCCATGTTATTTCTCCTTTTGAGTGATTGTGAAAGATGGGCGGCCCGGCTTGGCCGTGATTGCACCAGCCAGTGGGCCGGTGATGCTGTTGTCGGCGGCTTTCCACACCGCCATGTTGATCTCTGGTTTCCAGCGGAAGAGGCTGGAGAGGTGATCGCTAAGACCATGCTCGGCTGCGATCTCCTGCAGTTTATCGCCATCTACGCGGCGGCTGATTCTGCCTACCACTTTGATGGTGTAGCCATCAGGCTCGGCTGTCTCAGTGCCTTCGAGGTTATCTGCAACACCAATCAAGGAGCGCAGTTGATCTTCGATCTGGCGGCGCTGCTCGGTCGCCTCAGCTTCGGCCTGCTTTGCAGCCAGCCATGCTTTGGAGAGTTCGCTCAGGTTATTCATGCTTGGCCTCCTGCAATCTTGCTGATCACCTGTCCGAGGTCGCAGAGCTCCCACATGTCCAGCTTGCCGCTGCGGTCCTTCGCCAGCCATAGGCCATCGCTGTCGCACATCAGCGCTCGCTGTGTGTTGCCTTCACCATCCTTTTCAACGCGTAGGGCGAGGACTTCATCAAAGAAGTATGGCAGGCCTTGGGTCAGGCTCTTGCCCGGCATGGCAGGGTTGTAGAGCATCTTGCCCATCTCATCCTGCGACTTCTCCAGCTTGGCGCTCATGTAGACGTGCTTGCCTGGTACATCGCGGAAGGCTCTAATGAGCTCCTGCATGGTGGTGTTCATCTCACCGTAGGCTGCGCGGCCGTCCTTGTTTTTCTTCATCTCATGGTGCAGGACCACTTCAGCCACTTCTGAGATCGAGTCGAGCGCCACCGATTGAAATTCGGCTGCTTCTTTGCTCTCTGTCAGCCATGCAAAGGCTTCGCGTAAGTCATCCATGCTTTTAACTTCAATGAAGGGGATGTCTGCATCGCTAATGGAAAGCAGGCCACCTTCGGCTGAAAGCACCACTGGGTTAGGCAGTGTTTTGATCAGGCTAGTTTTGCCTGCGCCAGCTTGCCCGTAGACAAGTAGCTTGACACCGTTTGCAGCAAGGCTGCTGGTTTTTTTGAGACTGATTGCCATGATTGGCTCCTTTGTTGTTGCATCCCTAGTCGGCCTATCCGGTCAGGGAGTGTTGTCAGGTTAAGTCGTTTAGGTTATGGTGTCAACAAGCAAATGTGAAAAACTAATAAAGGACTAGGAAAATGCTTACACTTGAACAGATTCAGGAGGCACTAAAGGATCGCAGGCCCAGCATGGTTGCTGATGCTACTGGGCTTCATCTGAACACTGTTATTGGTGTTCGGGATAACCAGAACGCGAATCCTACTTACAAGGTCTTGAAGGCTTTGTCCGATTATCTGACTGGAAAATAAAAATAATTATGGCTGATCTATCGAAAGCACTGGGCGGCCCGTGGACACCGCCACCAGAAAAAAGAATTGATCCACCAGAGGTGCAATTGCGCGATGCGATGATTTCGGCAGGCTTAACGCCACCGGATGACATCTACATGGATGGCAAGGTGCACCGTTTCAAATCCGGCACCAAGGGTTCACCAGGCAAAGGCGATAAGCCGGGCTGGTATCTGGTCTTTGGTGATGGTGTTCCGGCAGGCCGCTTTGGTTGCTGGCGCTCTGGACTTGAGCTCCCTTGGCGGGCTGATGTTGGCCGTAAGCTAACGCAGTTCGAGGAGATGGCCCATGCAAAGCGTATGGCTGAGGCTAAGGCTCTGCGTGATGCTGAGCTTGAGCGCAAGCATGAGGTTGCGGCATCCACTGTGGAGATGATCTGGTCGGGTGCGCATGCCGCCAGTCCTGAGCATGAGTATCTCAAGCGCAAAGGGATCGGTGTTAATGGCGCACGCAACACAGGGGATGGTCGGCTAGTTCTGCCGCTGTACGATGCCAATGGTAAGCTCGCCAGTCTGCAGTACATTGATCAGAACGGCGGCAAGTTGTATCACTCAGGCGGTAAGACAGGCGGTAACTTTTGGATGCTGGGCACGATGGATGAGCCTGGTGTTCTGTATGTTGCTGAGGGTTTTGCCACTGCTGCGTCAATCTATGAGGTCACTGGTCGGCCTTGTGTCGTGTCATATTCAGCAAGCAATCTGGTGCCTGTTACGGGCACCATGCGTGAGCTCTATGGCATCGGTCAGGAGATCGTTATCGTGGCTGACAATGATGAGTCTGGGGTGGGCCAGCGCTATGCTGAGCAAGCCTGCGCCAAGTACGGTGCTCGTATGGTGATGCCACCAGAGCGCGGTGATGCCAACGACTATGTGCAGGAGGGTCACGATCTGGCAGCTCTGCTGATGCCGCAGGATGATGGCTGGTTGATTCCGGCTGATGACTTTTCGGCTCAGCCTGCACCGATCTCATGGCTGGTGAAGCGCTGGGTGCAAGATCAGGCTCTGATCATGGTTCACGGTCCATCTGGTGGTGGTAAGACGTTCGTTGTGCTCGACTGGTGCCTGCGTATGGCGGCTGGTGTTGAGGATTGGCATGGGCACCGTGTACGCGGTGGGGATGTGGTCTATCTCGCGGGTGAGGGTCACCACGGTCTGCGTGGGCGTATCGCTGCGTGGAAGCACCAGAACAAGGCTGACGCTCTCTCTATGTGGCTCTCAAAGGATGGGTGCGATCTGAACACGCCAACAGGTTATCTGAAGGTGGTCGAACAGGTGCGCAGGCTCCCGCGCCAGCCGAAGGCCATTGTGGTTGATACGCTGCATCGATTCCTGCTTGGTGATGAGAACAGTGCTCAGGATGCTAAGACCATGCTTGATGCCTGCAACCAGCTGATGCTTGAGTTCCAGTGCTCGGTCATTCTGGTTCACCACACTGGTGTATCTGATGAGGCCCAGCATCGTGCGCGTGGTAGCTCTGCTTGGCGAGGTGCGCTCGATATCGAGATCAGCATTGTGCCGAGCAAAGGCGACCAGCCTATGCAGATCGTCCAGCGCAAGAGCAAGGATGCTGAGCTGGCTCAGCCTGTCTATGTTGAGCTCCAGAGCGTGGAGATACCTGGTTGGAAAGATGAGGACGGTCAGCCTGTCACCAGTGCGGTGGTCATCGAGGCGGCGACTCCAATTGAGGCAAAGGTTGACTCACCACTCACCGCCAACAAGAAACGATTTGAGCGTGCATGGTTCGCCATCGAGTGCGAGATGATCGATGACCTGCCTTATATATCTCGATCAGCCATGATTGATTTCCTGATTTCGCATGATGGATTCAAGGAGAGGCAGGCCGAGAATATGTGTAAACCAGATGGAAAATTCATCGGCGAAATGCTGCAGGCGGGGCTGATTGCCACGTCAAGAAATGGCTGGGTTGTGACTAATGACCTGTGGATAACTTCGATGACTATGGTCAAAAACAGCGCCGTTTGAGCGCTGTGATCTGGTAGGCGAGAGTAATGCAAATCTTATACTCAACAGCAAAACAGTTGTACATTCGTGTTTTTGCGTATAGCGCACGTATCAGGTTTGTATAGCGCATGTATAAGGTTTGTATAGTTTGTGGTTTACTTTTGAGCTGTAGAGTATTAACCTATGTGCTGTAGAGTACAGCGTAAGTTGTACGCTATATAAATATAAGTTAACTGTAAAGTTAACTATATTTAGGAGCGCCCTGAGGGGCGGGCGCTCCGTTAAATAGTTAAGTAACTTTGGAGGCGATATGGACTACAAAGAAGTTGTGGATACTCTCAGATGGCATGCCAGATTTTCTGATCTGAATGGTGCTCAGTTAAGGTTGATTACTTTCATGGCGAGCATGGCCGCATACAAAACATCAGAGATCACTGTCAGCTATGGGGAGTTGATGAAAGAGGTTGGCTTATCCAAGGTGACGGTTGCAAAGGCTGTTGCTGAGCTGGTGAAGAAGAGAGCGCTGACAATCATCAACTCTGGCGTTGGTCGAATGCAAACCACCTATCTGGTGACCAGTGCGCAGGAGCTCACTGATCTGTTCGTGGAAGAGGAGCGCAATCCAGAATTTAATAAGTGGGATTATGAATTCAATGAGCGCTTTTATGAGCTGCAATCTGAGTTTGATTTGATCACTCTGGATTGTGAAGAGTGTGTTGATGAGGAGGATGGATCTCTTAAGATGTGTCCGATGCATACCTATCAAACTGGAAAATTCAAACAGCGATCTGACTGGAAAGAGTATCAGTTTTGGTTGAAGCGCAATCCAAAGCCGAACATGCTAATGAGGACGATCAACGGGAAAGTTCTTGAGGGGTGACGTTATGAAGATTGATATCCGATCTAACACCGATGAGATCATCAAAGGGTTGAATGACTTTGAGAAGCAGTTTGTTCCTCGGGCACTCAACACGGCGGTGAATAAGACAGGCACCAAGGTTTCCACTGTGGTGCGCAGGGCGGTGGCGAATGAGGCAGGGTTGTCTCAGGCTAAGCTGAAGCAGCGAGGTTTCTTTGCGAGCTTTAGGTCATCGCTTAAGTCCATGGCGTACACCATGGTGGTGCGGTGGGGGTCTATCCCACTGAAAGACTTTAACCCCAAGCAGAACAAGCTGGGCGTGAGCCATAGTGCCTGGGGAAAGAGGCAAGTGAACAAGGGGGCGTTCAAGGTTGATAGTCTTGGCGGTCATGTGTTCAAGCGTAAAGGGAAGGCATCCCTGCCTATCCAGAAGCAATGGGGTCCAATCCCTGCGCGGATAGCGGCGGGGGATAAGATTGATGATGATGTGGCAAAGACTGTGCGCGAAAGACTGCCTAGGGAGCTCACACGAGCTCTCAGAGGGGCGATCCTCCGGGCCCTAGGGCGGATATAGGGGGTGCCCCCTTAATGGGTCCTTCTGGGGCCTAGGCTCGGGGGTTTCGCGGCGCCGCGCTTTTTGCCTAGCGACAGAATTTTATAGTTGGTTTCAGTACAGAGTGGGAATGTGTGATGAAAGGTAAGGCG